ATGATGATATTCAGGACGGAGGACTGGGTCCAACCGGTACTCTAACATTCCCTGATTTCCGGCTTACCGGTACTGTGACTAATCCAATTGCGGATAAGAACAAGTGTACGGTTGTAGCCTGTGGTACTCCAAGAGTACTCAAGGCTCCTATCCACTCAGTGGTTGCAAATGTAGATGATCAGACAATCAATTTGCATGAATATGTACCAATTAATCAAAAGTTTGTGTACAAATCCACATCATCGGGTTATGGTAAGTTCAATAACTACTTCCTGGTGTACGGAGCAGATATGAAAGGATCAGCAGGAAACATTGTGACTAACAATTTGTCATACGTTACCTACTTTAAAGATATGTAATAAAACTACGATTAAGCATCACAATACGTGCAACAACCAATTTACTGTATTCTTAGCTCCCCCTTTGGGGGCGGGGGGGGTCCCGCCCGGCGTGAGGGCCCGCCGGAGGCCCACTGCGTGCGCAGCACTCGCCGAAGGCCGCAACAACCTATCGATCTAGTAAGCACCGGTTCCACCCCCCCTGGGACCCCCCGTAGGGAGGGAGGGGGTGGTGAGAACCCAGTATTACTTACTAGATCGAATTCTCATTCTCAGTCACAATTCTCAGTGTGACATCCACGTGATCCCCCTTTAGGGGGTCCATCCCGCCGGGGGGGTGCCGGGTTGGGCGGCGTAACCTTAAAGACCGCGAACACAAAGCGCACGCGGTCGCACGTGGTAAAAGCGGTGCGGACCGCCCGTAGGCGGTGCGGACCGCCCGCAGGCAGTGTGATCACCGCCCGTAGGCGGTGTATCACTGCCTGTGTAATAGGGAGTAGGGAGTAGGCGGTGCTTTTTCATTTAGATCAAATGACAAAGAGAACACCGCCACTGGAGTATATAAAACGGAGGGAAGCGCTCAACGAATCACTCAAAATGTTATGGCAAGAAGGCAAGGAATCTACTGGCTTCTCACAATTTCCGCCCAGGACGTCGAGTATGTTCCCAGCCTCCCCGACTCTGCCGTATTCATCCGGGGACAACAAGAACTTGGCGCCGGGGGCTACCTGCATTGGCAAGTCATGGTCGCCTTCTCCACGAAGAAATCTCTGGCCGGGGTCCGATCCATCTTTGGGAATTGCCACGCCGAGCTCAGCCGATCCGATGCAGCCCGCCAGTATGTCTGGAAAGACGACACCCGAGTCGAAGGTACTCAATTCGAGTTCGGAGTCCTCCCCGTGCGTCGAGATGCCAAGCCCGACTGGGACGCAATCCGAGTTTCAGCAGTTGCAGGCAATCTGGAAACAGTACCAGCCGACATTTATGTTCGTTGTTACAACCAACTCCGCAGGATTGGCCAAGACCATTTATCGCCTATTGGAATGGAGCGCACCTGTGCAGTTTTCTGGGGGCCAACTGGCACTGGCAAGTCGCGTCGCGCCTGGGAAGAAGCCGGACTGGATGCTTACCCTAAAGATCCAAACTCCAAATTCTGGGACGGTTACCGAAGTCATCGACATGTTGTTATCGATGAATTTAGAGGTAGCATCTCAATATCCCACATGCTCCGCTGGCTTGACCGTTATCCGGTCATTGTGGAAGTCAAAGGATCCTCGGTTGTGCTTCGAGCAGAACGATTCTGGATCACGTCAAACATAAGTCCGGAGCAGTGGTATCCAACCGAAGACCAAGAAACGGTGAACGCTCTTTTGCGAAGATTAGCGATCACGCGATTTTAATAAAAAGTTTAAAAAAGTATAAATAGCGCGAAATTTTGAGTTTAAGTTACCCAATGGCTTATATGAAACGCAAACAACCTTATCCAACTAAACGACTGATCTCCAAGAAAGCAAGATATACTAAACCTGCATCAACTCTGTCTAAAGCCGCAGTTAGAAAACAACTATTAGGGTTAGCTGAAACCAAACGATTCACTGCTGGTATTTTACCAGTTGCTTTGCCCCCTGGCACTTACAAGGCTGCGAACTTGTGCTACTGGATTCCTACTACCTCAAATGACTCTGGTAAAATTGGAGATGAAATCTACATTACCGGATTTGAATTTACTTTGACTGTTGAAAGTCTTAGAGTCGCGGGATTGGGTGCCAGTTGGGTAGACAATGACATCACTTTCAACTGGTGGTTACTCAAGTATGATGATGATATTCAGGACGGAGGACTGGGTCCAACCGGTACTCTAACATTCCCTGATTTCCGGCTTACCGGTACTGTGACTAATCCAATTGCGGATAAGAACAAGTGTACGGTTGTAGCCTGTGGTAC